ACAGCTTGTTGGTGGTACATTTGGGCCTGAGATTTTGAACTTGCTTATTAAATCTGAAGATGTTGCAGTACATTTGGCTGAAAAATTTGGTGTGCCTGATAGTCTTGTGCGTGATAGCGTAGAGCGACAGCAGCTTGCAGAAGCAGCACAAAGATACCAACAGGCACAGCAAAGAGGTGAAGTACCAGATGTCACTCAACTTAGGCCTTGATGGGTTTCCACGCCCCAAAGAAGAAGACGATAGAATATCCCAGAACATAAACAGTTTGTTCCGCACACCTAATGGTAAAGCAGTGATGCAGTATTTACGCTCTATCACTATTGAATCTGTAAGTGGCGCGAACATATCTGACGCTGAACTACGTCATTTAGAAGGGCAGCGTTATTTAGTGGGCCTCATAGAGAGGCGATTTAAACAAGCAGAAAAGGCAAAGAAATGAGCGAAGCAGATAATGTAGAAGTAGCGGCTGAAGCCACAGCCACAACTGAAGCACCTGTAGCTGAACGTCCAGAATGGCTACCAGAAAAATTTAATACACCAGAAGACCTTGCGTCTTCTTACCAATCTCTTGAGCAGAAACTTGGTGCTGGTCAAGAAGAACTGCGGCAGCAAATCATACAAGAGTTTGAAACTGCTGCCTATGAAAACAGGCCAGCTACTGCTGGCGATTATCAGATACCAGAATCTATTGATGCAGAAATGGCTGTTGATAATCCACTGTTCCAATGGTGGGCTGATCATGCATTTGAGAATGCCTACAGCCAAGAAGAGTTTGAATCTGGCATTGCGCAATATGCAGAGTTTATCAACTCACAAACACCTGACCTGCAACAAGAGCGTGCTAATCTTGGCGACAATGCTGATGCACGTATTGAAGCTGTTGACCTATGGGCAAACAAGTTTTTCCCAGAAGAACATGCTGATGCTATCTTGCAGATTGGGCAAACGGCAAAGGGCATTGAGGCTCTTGAGTTTATCATGTCTAAAGTAGGTGGTGCGCAAATGTCTGCTGATGCAGGCTTACCTACTGGGATGACAGAAGATAAACTGCGCTCTATGATGACTGACGAGCGTTACTGGAATCCAGCGAAAAGAGACCCAGCTTATGTCAAGGAAGTCCAAGCAGGCTTTTCCAAAGTCTTCAATTAATGCCTTCCATGAAGATGGTGATGTAAAGATTGTAACAGCAACAATAGAACATGCTGGATATCTACAACATCACCTTCGAGACACCGATATACGGGAGTGCATGATTCATGGCGCAACGCCGTGGCGTGCGCTCCACGTACCTTTATCTAGCAAACATGCAAAAACGTGGACAGGTTTATACAAAGATGAGCCTGTATGTATGTTTGGTGTTTATCCTTTTGAAAACACAGCCAATCTTTCGTCTGGGCATATATGGTTGCTAGGCTCTAATGTATTGGACGAGCAGCCACGTAAGTTTTTAACAACATCAAAACTGATGTCTGATTGGCTTTGCAACCAATATGATTGGGTAGAAAACCTTGTTCCTATTGAACATGAGCGCACAATTAGATGGCTCGATTGGTTAGGCTATTCTTTTTCAAATCAACCTACCGTTATAAATGGTTATCATTGTTTACGTTTTGTGCGTTGCCAACCAGAGATAGAAGTGAGATTTGATTAATACAGCCTGTTTCTAGCTGACGGCCCTACGGGATAACCGATTGACGCGATGTAACGGACAACTGTGTAGTAAACGTAAACCTCTTTTGAAAGGACTGATAAAATGGCGAATACTATTGATGTCGCATTTATCAAGCAGTTCGAGTCAGAAGTTCACATGGCTTATCAGCGCATGGGTTCAAAGTTGCGTAACACTGTACGCACAGTTGGCAATGTCGCTGGTAGCACTGTTCGCTTCCAAAAAATCGGTACTGGTTCTGCTTCTACAAAGTCACGCAATGGTGACATTACCGCTATGGAACTCGCCCACACACAGGTTGAGGCAACTATGGCTGACCATTACGCGGCTGAGTACATCGACAAGCTCGATGAACTAAAGACTAACATTGATGAACGTCAAGCTGTAGCACAATCTGCCGCTGCTGCTCTTGGTCGTAAGACTGACGAGATTCTCTACACTGCAATGGATGCAGGTGCTAACTCAACTCAAATTCATAACACAGGTTCTGCTCTTGAAAAGGCGGACTTGTTGTCATTGTTTGAGACATTTGGCTCTGCAAATATCCCAGAAGATGGTGGTCGCTATTTGGCTATGCATCCAAAGGGATATGCTGATCTGTTCTTGATTAACGAATTTGCATCAAGCGATTTTGTTGGTGAACAGAACCTGCCATACGCAGGTGGCATGACCATGAAAGAATTTCTTGGCTTCAAGATTTTCTCTACATCAGCAATTACTGCTGGTAAGAACATGGCTTACCACACATCTGCTGTCGGCTTGGGCATTAACTCAGATGTTCAAACTGAAATTAATTATGTGCCGCAAAAAGCTGCACACCTTGCAACTTCAATGATGTCAATGGGTGCTACTGTTATTGATGACAATGGTATCTACGAAGTCCTTGATAATAACACATAAGGAGTAGAGCATGGCTTATTCAGCTTCTGGCCTAACTAATATGGCTACTGGTGGCGGTCACAATCTGTGGTTCTACACCTCAACAGATGCACTTTCAGTAGTTCGTGCATCTGGCTACTTCAATGACGCATCTACAATGATGAATGTTGGTGACGTTGTTTTTGTCTATGACTCAGATGCTCCTACAATGGGCATATCTGTAGTTCTGTCTAATGCAAGCGGCGTTGTCGATATTGCTGACGGTACTGCTCTGACAGTTACAGACACCGACTAAGGAAGTGGGGGGCGTAAGCCCCCCATAACCACATGAGTAGTGTAGCTAATTCAGATATTGATATTGCGTCTCGTGGCCTAATACTTATTGGCGCGAACCCTATTACTTCGTTTTCCGCAGACAGTACAGAAGCACTGGTTGCGGATAATATTTATGAAGACACTGTACGTACAGCATTGTGTACAACACGCTGGCGTTTTGCGACTAATCAGGCGCAGTTAAACAGATTAACCAACGCTCCTACTGGTCGCTTTGATGCGGCTTATCAAGTGCCGTCTGACAACCTTATGGTGCATGCGGTTACGGTAGATGATCAACTAATTGCTTATACGATATATGGCGATAAGATATTTTGTAACGAATCAGATACATCAACATTAGTTATTGATTATACTTTTCGCGCAAGAGAATTAGACTTTCCAAGCTACTTTACACTAGCTGTTCAATATTCTTTGGCTGCAAGTTTTGCATTGGCTATTGCCAGAGATGAGCAGATGGCTCAAATGATGGAGCGTAAGGCTCAGTTGCTGATGCAGCAAGCAAAGACACTTGATGCACAGCAACAAACAACACGCAAGCTGACAACATCGAGGTTCATTACTGAAAGGAGAAGTTAATGGCACGCATTCGTGTACCTTTAAACAACTTTTCTTTTGGTGAAGTCAGCCCTTCTTTAACATCAAGGACTGATTCGCAGGTGTATCAAAATGCTGCGGAGAAGGTTACTAACTTTTTTATACGTTCTGAAGGTGGTGTTATAAAAAGGCCCGGCTCTAAATTTATCCATAAGTTTTCAGACACTTACGACAGTTCCTTAACGCAACAGATAAGGATTGAGCCGTTTGTTTTTTCTGATGACGAGAAGTATATTATTGCTCTTCGCAATGGAAACATTGATGCGTTCTTTATTAACCCGACTACTGGTGCAGTATCATTAAGCGCGACTGTTGCTTTTTCTGAGATAACCAGCGCACGCATACCGCAGATTACATTTGCTCAATCTGGTGACTTTATGTTCTTTTGTCATTCAGATTTCTTTCCTGTGATATTAAAACGTACTGCATTGGATACATTTGTTAGAGAGCAGTTTGCGTTTGATACATCTCTTGATGGCAACAAAACATATCAACCATACTATAACTTTCAAGCCACAGGCGTAACGATTACGCCATCCCATACATCTGGAACTGGCAGAACTTTTACAACAAGTGCTGATTATTTTAATAGCGCAATGGTTGGAACTAGATTGCTTATTGGCGAAACAGAGGTTGTTCTTACTGCTGTAACAGATGCACAAAACGCAACTGGTAATATTAAAGGCACAATTAAAAAACAATTAGATATTGACGCTATCAAAACAAAGAAAGACGTTGATGAAATTGAAATCATACATGTTAACCACGGCCTTGCTGCTGGCGCATCAATAACAATAGCAAACGCTGGTGGTGTAGGTGGTATATCAGCAAGCAACATCAATGGTGCGCAAACCATTGCTCGTGTTATTGATGAGAACAGGTATGAAGTTGCTACAGGTCACAATGCCAACTCAGAAGATATTGGCGGTGGTTCTGTAACTATTGAATCTACAGCAGCGACAACAGAATGGTATGAACAGTCTTATTCTACATACCGTGGTTTCCCATCTGCAATTACGTTTCATGAAAATCGTTTATGGTTTGGAGGAACAGATAGTCAGCCTGATGGTATCTGGGGTTCTAAGACTGCTGAGTATTTTAACTTTGATGTTGGCAAAGGTGAAGACACAGACTCTATAGATTTTGATGCTGCTGCTGGTGTAACCAATCGCATTCGTCATCTTGTGTCAAACAGAGACTTGCAAGTGTTTGCATCGCAAGGTGAGTTCTTTGTTCCTAGTTCAACAACACAGCCATTGACACCAGCTAACGCAAAGATATCTGCGCAGACTCCATTTGGTACTGGCTTTGTTAGGCCACAATCTATTGATGGTGCAACACTGTTTGTGCAGTCAACTGGTACTGCTGTCAGGGAGTACGTATTTGCGGACTCTGAAGGGGCCTACGTTGGCGGTCAGGTGTCTTTGCTATCTTCCCACCTGATAAGCAATCCTAAGCAGCTAGCGGTTGTTAAAGGCTCATTAAACAGGTCTGGTGCTTATGGGTTCTTTTTGAATGGTGATGGCAACATATCTGTATTCTATCACATTCGTAATGAAAAGAAGTTAGGCTGGATGAACTGGACAACAAACGGTAACTACGTTTCTGTTGGGTCTACAGATAATAACTTGTTTGCTGTTGTGTCTCGTGATCAAGGTGATGGCACAACAAAACTGTATCTTGAACAGTTTGATACTGACTTTCAACTTGATTGCAGTAAAGATTATACAGGCACTGCTGGTGTATTTGATGTATCTTCTGTGTTTGCTAATGGCGCATCAGTTGATGTTGTTGAGGGTACAGAATATTTAGGTGCATTTACTGTTGCCAGTGGCAATGCAGATGTATCTGCTGTTGATGCAACAGCTACATCTGCTGAGATTGGTTATAAGTTTACACCAGAGTT